ATTGGACGAGTCGTACTTGCCGAGGTACAGCACGCGGCTGACCTTCGGTGCGGCCTTGATGATCACGACGTCGAGGTAGCGCTCCTCGACCTGGGCAATTTCCTTGCCGTTGTCCAGCAGGCGCCAGACGCCGTTGTTGATCGAGATGCGCTTGCCACCGGCGGCGTTGCCGATGAGCGCCTGCGCCGTTGCCGACAGCTCGGACTTGGCACGCAGGTGGGCGGGCAGGTTGCCGCCAAAGAGAGAGACTTCGGTTCCCATTATTTTGCTCCTTGCAATAGGGTTGAGTTGGCTTGGAAAATTGCGATCAGGTGATCCATCTGCGCCTTCGCATCAGACGCAGCGTCATGTTCAATCGGATTGGTCGGCTTGAGCTTCTTCTCCGGATCGAGCATTTTGTAGAGCGTCATGAGATCACGCTCCATGTAGTAAGGCCAGGGCTTGGCTTCATTCAGGTCAGGACGAGCAATGCCGAAGGCGTGTGTGAGGATGGGCAAGTCGAACATGGCGGGGCTGGCCCAGACAGTGACGCCTGCGTCTTTGCCGCCGAGGTTTTCGTACGCCTCTTTGAGTTGGTAGAAAACCAGCGCTGCGGGAATGCGGTATTGCTCCGGCGGGTACACCGCTGCGCGCGCCGCATCACTCTGGTTCATCCACCAGCAAATGGTGTTGAAGTCCATGCTCGTTCCTGCTTGGGGCGCAACGAAAATGTTCGTGGGGTGTAGCAGGTACTCCCCTGTGAAGAGGTCTGCAGCACAGAAGCCGATCTGGTGCGCCAAAGAGGTGGGGGCCAGCCCCAGCGTCTCGATGTCGATCATGAGTGCTTTCATGGCTGGTGCGTCCCTTCGACGTTGCGGAACATGCGTTCCCGGGTTCTGGAGTGGAGCCACAACAGGCCTTGCTCGATATTGGTCAGCGCCAGTGCATTCTCGCGACAGGCGTAGGGACCTGCCTGGAAGCAACGCAAGCGGTCGATAATCACTGCCAGCAACGCTTCGTGCGTGACACCGTTGACCCCGACTTCGTTGATGGGGCCGTCTTGAAAACAGATCTCCAGGGGCACATGGAAGTCAGGGTCTTTGCTGGTGATCAGGTACGCGTGGTGTGCGCCACCATGCCCCGGATTATCGACAACGACAACGTCCAGTTCCTGGTTCACAGGGTTGATCGCGTGAGTCTTTAGGATTCGCATGTTCACTTCCCCGTTGGCTTGCGCACGCTGACGACGTACTTAGAGTCCGTCATGAGTGAAGGAATTGCAACGTCCGGGTTCTCTTCCAGAAACTGCTCAGTGTTCTTCTGCGCCATGCGCTTCTCGAAGAGATCCAGCGCGTTGTGCTCGACGACGAAAGCCTTGAAGGCGTCCCAGTCCTGCACGCTGTAGCGCGTCTGCTTGCTGAGGATGATGGTGCCCTGCTCGGTCTTCACCGATGTGACGCCTGCGGCCTTCATGTGCTCCTTCATCGCGGCAGCGACGATCTCGAGCTGGCCGTCGAGCTTGGCAAGCTCGGTGTCGTACTGGGTGGTGAGCGCCGCCTTGGCGTCCCGGATCTTGCGATAGGTTTTGGCCAAGCGGTCCAGCGGGACCGTGGCCTGTTCGGCTACTGACATGGTGTTCTCCTGATGATGGAACTGTAAAAGGTTTGACAATCATAGCGGAAATTCTGGGGGGTGCAACCTCCTTTTTTCAGTTACTGAGTTCGCTCTGGAACAGGTCGACCAGAAGTGTGTGGTCACTAACCCTGCCGGCCATAGCGGTGAACATTTTCTTCTCCAACGGGCTGCTTTGGATGTGGATGACTCTGACACTGGTCGAGGTCTGCCCCTTGCGGTCTGCCCGGGCAATACACTGCAGATAGAGCTCCACGCTCATCACCGGGCCGTAGAAAACCACGGTGTCCGCTGCCGTCAACGTGATGCCATGCGCGGTGGCCTGGGCCTGCAGCACCAGCGCATCCAGGCTGTCGGTGTTCTGGAACTCGTCGATGATGCGCGCCCGCTTGCTGGGCGGCACGTCGCCGTTGATCTGCGCGCAGCGGATGCCATGCTTCTCCAGGTCGGCCTGGATCGTGTCCATGCTGGAGCGGAACAGCGCGAAGATGATGACCTTACGGTCTGTCTCTTCCAACACCTCGCGCAGCACGTTGAGCCGGGGGCTGGCGTCGAACTCCACCACCTCCTTGTCGTCCGTGTAAGCGGCACCGGCGCTGATCTGCAACAGCTTGCTGACTGCCACGCCTGCATTCACCGCGCTGATCGTCTCGCCGCCCGTGCGCACCATCATCTGCGTCTTGAGCATGTCGTAGTACTTCTTCTGCTGCGGCGACATGTCAACGTGGCGCGTCTCGGTGACAACAGGCGGCAGGTCCAGGCAGTCCTTCTTGGCGAAGCGGATCGCAGGCTGCAGTGCCTCGAACACGAGGTCTCGCGAGTTGGGCCGTGGTATCCACTTGAAGTTGGTCACCTTGATCATGACCTTCTCTTTCCACGCAGTGACAAACCGGGGCACCCGCTCGGGCGCCACCAGCTTGGCCAGCCCATACGCATCGACCGGGGACTGCGAGGCCGGCGTTCCGGTCATCATCCACAGCAGCGTCTGGGGTTTCAGGATCGAGTTGAGCGCTTTCCACCGACGGGTGTTGGTGTTCTTGTATGCGTTGGCCTCGTCAACGATCACCAGATCGAAACGCCCGTCCGCGCGCACCTCGTGGGCAATCAGGTTCAGGCCCTCGTAGTTGGTGATCACGAACTCGTAGTCGCCCTGAACCATCTCGACACGCCGCGACGCTTTGCTGTGGTGCGCCACGATCGAGCTGCGGTGCATGACGCTGTTCATGATGTCCGCCTGCCACGCCGTGTACATGATCGACATGGGGCACAGGACCAGCACGCGGCGCACGCGCTTCAGGCGCATCAGGTAGTCGGCCGCCCACAGCACGCTGATGGTCTTCATGGTGCCGGGTTCGTTGAACACGAAGCACCTGTTGTACAGGGTGACGAACGCTGCAGTTTCGATCTGGTGTTGCGCAGGCTTGTATCGCCCTGGCCAGTCGTAGCGCCCTGTGATGGGCGAGGGCACTTTGCTGAAGCCCAGGTTGCGCATGACGCGCACCTCATCCAGGCCCCAGTGAACAGCCACTTGTGCACCGCCATCGAACTCTTCGATGATCTTGTGCTTCGGGATTACAGACAGCTTCTCCGGGAACCGTGTCTTCAGCAACACGGCCCTGTTATCGATGATTTGCATTTCAGTGCCCGTTGTCGCTCATGTTCTTCTTCGGGCTGCGCAGCCGAGTGTTGCCTTTGGTGCTCTTGCCGCCAGCGCGAAGCGGTTTTTTGTGATCGATGTGCTTGCCTTCGCGGTCGATGCCAGCCTTGTCGTACGCACGGCGCGCGCGTTGGCGCTCGATCTGGTCGGCGGTCTCGCCGCTTGCCTTCTGCAGCTTGTAGGCGTGCTTGAAATCTCGTTTGCCATCTTTCTGAGTCATGTCGTGCTCCTAGTGTTTCGGGTGTTGCTCACACAGAGTGTGAGGGCACCACGGGCACAGCGGCCCGGGCTTCGGGGGGAACTGCTGTGCCTCGATCGCCTTCTCGATGCGAGCGGTGCGCTCCTTGATTTTCCACCATGTCTTCTCCACGTCGTCGATCACCATGGTCTGTTTCTTCATGTCCTTGTAGAGCAGGAAGAGCAGCGCGGAGTTGACTTGGCGGATGTGGCTGTGGTGCGCGAACACGAACAGGGACATAAGCGTCATCTGGTCCAGGTCGGGGTACTTGTTCTTGCCCGTTTTCCAGTCCACCACCCAGGCCTTAAGGTCCTCATCGTCGATGGCGATGTGGTCGATCTTGCCGCGCAGCCAGACGTCCTTGTCGAAGAACTTGCAGGGGCTCAAGTCACGCCGCACGCCCACGGCAAGCTCTGCTTGGTGCCGCCCCGGCTTGTTGAGGATGGCGTCGACCACAGGCTTGAACTGCAGGTGCTTCTCGGGGAGCGGCGTCTTGAGGTTGGTGTAGTCCTCCAGCGCCTTGTGCACCTCGTTGCCGTAGCGCGCGGCCTCGCTCTCTTCGTAGGGGTAGAGCTTCAGGATCTTGGTGGCCTGGAAGCGCCGGGGGCACTGTTCGAACTCCTTGATGCCGGTGTAGCTGTGGACGTAGGGTTTGGTCATGGTGGTGATTTCGCGGCGTGCGCGCCTTGGGCTCGGTCGGTGTAGTACTGGGGGATGGGGTCTGGCGCGTCGTGGGGTTTCTTGCACTTCTCAACGCTACACATGCCGCCATCCTGCAGCGGGTAGTGGATGGCGTGCTCACCATCGCACTCGTCGGCGTAGCCGCAAGGGCAACTCACTTGAACTCCGCGGTATTGATGAGCTGCACAAGGCGCTTACTGAACGCAGTGACAAACTTCTCATCGTTCCAAAGGGGGTGGCCCATGCTGTAGAGGATAGCGTGAGTAGCCTCGTGCCAGAAAGTCAGCTGAATGTCCTTAGGTTTGCGCACGCCTTTGCGGTTGGATATGGCGATCTCCATGAATGCGACACCCGGGTACACCCAACCGCTTTTGCTTGTGCCTGTGTAGCAGGGGCGCACTTCGTATTGCTGGTGCCCCAGCTTGAATTTGTAGGGAAGGATCATGGTGTTTTTGTCCTTAGTTTGAACACGACGCTGTTTTTTGTCGGGTCGCGGTGGGAAATTATTTCGAAGTCTCCTGCGTCTTCAAAATCGTCCTGGTGCAGCACCGCTTGACCGCCTTGTTTTTTTAGAAGCGCAATCACGGTTCCTTTGTACCACCGAAGAAGCTCCGACTCTGAACCCACTTGCATCTGTGTTATTGCCACGTTTTTTTCTCCTGCTAGTTTTTTGCGAGGCCGTACCTACGGTGAACACCACCGTCAGCGGCCAGGGGGATCCCTGGCATGTAACTAGGCTCTTCTGTCATGCGCCGGATCATCCACCTCAGCGCCTTCTCACCCTCTTCTTTTTTCACGATGCCAAGACCTTCGTCGTGCACGGTACCGACGAGCGGAATCCGCGTGGAGACCTTCAGCAACCCGTCGGTCATCACGATTCGGGCAAGCGACTGGGTCACGTTGTTCGTGACTTTGCCGGCGTAGAGCTTCGTTGTCTCTGCACCGTCGCCATACACCCATTGCTTGCGCGCCTTGCCTTCTTTCTTGGCGTCTTCGTCGACCACTTGTCGCAGGTTAGGATACCGGATTGACATGCCGTTGGGAAGCAGAATTTCTTCTTTTCTGAACAGCAGGGCGCCCTTGTGGTTGTACTCCTGGCCCTCGGCCAGCGCCGTGTGGATCAGCTCCGAGCACATGTCCCAGAAACCCTTGACAGGGGACGCCGTGGCGCGGTAGATGTCGATGATCTTCTTGGCCGCCACGCAGTGGATCAACAGCTCCTGTAGCGTGCAGTTGTGCGGGATCTCGTGCAGCGCCTTGACGTTGTCCTCCCATTCCAGAAAGCGCTCAACGTACTTGCCGTCCACCCCCAGCTTCTTGGCGAAGGCCATGTCGTACCGCACAGGCGGAGCGCCCAGGAAACCCACCAGCAGCTGCGCTGCGAAGCTCGCCCACCCCAGGCCGTACCCGCAGTTGTGCACGGTCAGCGGCCCTTTGTCAGTCCACACCGTGTACCTATTTCGCGGCCCTGCGAAGGCGATGTCGTAAGTCTGCATTCGCTGCTTCAAGGGTTGCGATGCGCTTGCGCAGTTGCTCGACTTCTCGGGCCGTAATGCGGCGTTTGTTGGCCATGTTGACGCTTCGTGTGACAAAGCGCAGGTTCCCAGGAACGTACCCCTTGGAGTTGTTCTCACGGTCGAGTTGCAACTCCGGTTGGTCCCACCCATCAAGCCCGACGAGATATTTGAGAAACTTGACGCGGTCTTTGACCCAGGCAGGGTGGACGGTAATCCCGCGCCCCCCGTAGTCAGGGTAGACCGTGCTTTCAGGGTTGGTGCAGCGAACAATGATTGCGCTGATTCGGTCAAGAAGTCGATCGCGGTGCGCACGGTCTGGGCAAACTGCAAAGTAGCCTTTCTGCGCCCACCGAGTCTCGACTGCCTTGCGTTTGGCGCAGCGGTCGCAACGGGTCGTTGCCCCCCGTGTGACGTTGCTTCTGTGTACAAACCCTTCCCATCCGCAAGTGCATCGCATACGGGGGTGGTAGCAGCTGCTCCCGCGCCTGTCGAACTTTCGCTCCCAACCGAGACAGGTGAGCTCGCCGATGACAGCGCCGACTTCAAAAGGGAAGGGTTTGCTAGGACCTCGGACCACGCCGCCCACCCATGTTCCGTCAGTATTTCGTGGTCCGAAGTTGCGCTGACCCCGTGCGCTGTCAGCACTTCCTTCTCGCCCTGTGCCAGCACGCCTTGATGATGTACCCATTCTTCTCCATCCCAGACCGTATCCGTAGCCTGCACACTGACTATATCGACCCAACCACGCTGCGTCAACACCAGCGTATCCGCGCCGAAGCACCCCAGAAGCGCCGACTTCGCCGACTGCCTCAACATAGGGTCGCTTTCCTTGGTCATCCCTGGCACGTTGAACATCTGGGAGCCGAACATGGCATAGGCGTCCTTGCCCGAGCGGAAAATGTCGAGCAGGTCGTCGTAGTCCGCCAACCAAGCCAGCACACGGGGCTCGATCTGAGACAGGTCGACCACCACGATCACGTAACCCTCAGGGGCCATGATGGCCTTGCGCAGGAACGAGCCGCGCTTTAGGTTCTGCATGTTGATCGCCTCGCCCTTGGCCGCCGCCCACCGGCCGGTCAGCGCGCCGTAGTAGTGCAGGGGGACGGGCAGAGCCCCCCGGTGCGAGATGTCCACGAAACGCTGCGCACGGGTGCGCTCGGTGGTTGACTTGACCTTGAGCCGGGCCTCGCACAGCGTCACGACGTTGTCGTCCTCGTGGGCCTGCAGCGCCAGGAAGCCTGCATCGTTCTTGGCGAACGCATAGTTGAAGCCCACCGGGTTCGGCGTCTTGGCCGTCGGGTTCTTTTTCTTCATCGGCGGGTCCACGCCCAGGCCGCGCAGGATGTCGGCAAACCGGTCGTTGCTGGCCAGATCGCTGTCACTGATACCCAGGCGCGTCAGCAGCTTCTCGCGGGTGTCCTTCTCTTCCTCCAGCGCCTCCACCAGCATCTCCGAGTCCAGCTGCAGCAGCGGGCGCACGAACATGCGCAGCGTCATGTCGATGAGGCGCAGCTCCTTGGCGGGGTAGAGCCAGTGCTGCATCCCGTACATCTGCGCGTACAGGCCCTCAACGCCGTCGTTGTCGATCGGGTGGCCATGCATGGCCAGCAGCCGCTTGAACACCTCCTCGCACAGCAGCACGTCGTGGTTGCAGTACTCGGCCAGCTGGCGCTCGACGTGCCAGGGCAGTTCGTACAGCCCGTCAGACAGGCCGATCGCGGTGCCCTTCTCCGGCAGGCCGAAGTCCTTGGCGAGTGCAGCCAGACTGTTCTTGCCCCGCGTGCCACGCAGCGCCCTGGACATGGACAGCGTGTCGAAGATGAACGCCGGCTGGATGCCGTAGTGCCACGCCATGATCGACACGTCGAAGGCTGCGTTGTGGCACACCACCGCGGTGGTGCTCCAGTCGTACGTCTTGAAGACGCGGCGCAGTTCATCCGGCCGGTACCACTGGGCTACAGCAGCGTCGGGCTTGAACTCCTTGAGGGAGGCGCCGAAGTCCTGGAACATCGGCGAGCGCACGTACTCCTCGGTCGTGGACTTGCGCAGGGTGTACCCGTCGGGGCACCAGTCCTGCGGCTTCTGTGAGTACCGGGTCTCGTAGTCGAGCACCAGTATTTTCTTGAACGGCGCCCCCATCACTGCACCGTGGGTTTGTCCGTGGCTTCAGCGGTCTGCGTGAAGTGTATGAGCGCGTACTGCAGCAGGGCGTCAGGGTCGCCGGGGGCAAGGTTGAACCCGTGCATCTCCAGCGTACCCGTGTCTCGCATGAGGTGCAGCGCCAGCACAGCGCCGGGCGGGTCTTCGCCGAAGCATGTCATCAGGATATTCAGGGCCTTGCGGAAGATGTCGCGCTCGGATTCGGGCGCGGTCTTCATGCGCTCAAAAAAGTCGTGCTCTTCTTGGGTCATGTTCTCGAATGCGGTGTTCATTTGGTTCTCTTTCTGATGGTGGGTTGGGTGTCGGTAACAGGGGTGATGGTAGGGCGTTCGTGTTTGGCCAGGGTGCCCTGCGCCAGCCGCCGCGCTTCCGCAGGCTGCCCTGTGGCCAGGAAGCGAGCGACACCTATGACGTCGTTGAGGTTGTTCTCGTCAACGCACATGGCGATGCCGCCACTGGCAACGATCGCGTCGATGTTGTCCCACTGCAGCGCAGTTGGTCCGCACTCGCCGTACTTGGAGTGAATCGACTTGGCCTCGATAGCGACGAAGTGACGCGACATGCAGCAAGTAAAGTCAAGCTGTCCGCTCTTCCCGTATCCGCCCGTTGTGGGCTGGCCGTAGTAGACACCCATATCATCCAGGCGCTCCCGGACAGCGTGCTTCACCTTACTTTCTGGCGTTGCCATACTTCTCTTCCATGGCGATGAGCAGGTCGACCTCATGCTTGATCTTCTGCAAATCTTCGATACCGTTCTTGTCGCGCCAGCGTGTGATGCGCTTGACGATGCAGCCTTCGAGAAAATTTAGGTTGTTGGCGGAGATGTACTCCACCGGCTGAATTGCTTTGTCTTTGTAGTGGGACCCACCGACTTGCACGTCGAGTGCGGGTTCTGCTTCTGTGTACGTGACGATCATTTGAAAAGTCCTTTCATGTTCTCTTGTTGACGACGGTTTCTGACAGATGCACGGTGGCGCGAGCTGCGCTCGGCTGGACTCAAACGCTTGCGCTTCTTGTCCGGTTTGTAGCCCTTGGCGTAGACGGGGATGGCGTCGCGGTCCATGGTGTCAGGCAGCCACGCTGTGATGTAGATCAGCTTGCGTGCGTGCAGGCGCTTGATGAAGCGTGTGGCCGTGGTGTCGTGCCACCCCGTGACGTCCAGCATTTCGTCTTTGGTAAAGGGGTCTGCTGTCATCAGGAGCTCAAACGCATTGATGTACGCAAGCAGGTTGGGGCGGGTGATTGTGCGCCCTTTTGCTACAGGGGGTGTCGTGTTTTTCATGCGGTTCTTACCTTGAATCCTTCTGGCTTTTTTATGCGCCACGGGTGCGGTGCGTCAGGCGCGTCTCCCAGACACCAGACCGGTGAGAAGTACCCGCGCACATTGGCCCGAAGCCACCGGCAAACGCGCACACCTTCGGTCTTGTTGACCACCTCGTGGACCGTTGAGGGCCGGAGGTTGCAGGCCTTCGCGATCTCCTGTTGCGTCTTGCCTTCCGGGTGCTTGCGCAGGTACACCATCACGATCTGCGCGGTCCACCGGCCTCGGAGGTTGAACAGGTACTCTTGCACCTCCTGCGCATACGCCTGGAGCTGCTCTAAGCCGTAGCGCCCGTCGTCTCCGGGGGCCGGTGGTGGTGGTAGGTCTATTTCACTCATAGTTTGCGTACAAAAAATGTAGAGGGTTTGTCGCATAACACCGGTGAGGTGTTGTGCGTAACTGCCGTAGGTGCTTTTGAATCAATGACTTGCATCGCTTGGTCCGGTGTTATGCGACGTGGCCTGTTCCCGAATTTGTGTTCGGCTCACGAAAACTGAGCGTGCGCTCGCCAGTCCGCTCCATTTCCACAAGCCCGTTTTTCAGCAGCCATGCGATCACTTTGGCTGGGTCAAAGCTGTAGG